CTGCAGAACAGCAAAGAAAAGAAAAAGAAGGCGAAGAAAAGGCCAATATGGAAACTCTAAAACTAATTAGAGGTGGTCAAGAGTTTGATGCTAAATTACAGCAAGATGACGACCACGCTAAGCTTAGAGCGTCTATTTCACTTGCAAAAGATGGTATAAAACAGATGAAAGCGACGGTTGTAGATGAATAATCCACTCGAACAACTTTTAAGGAAACAAAAGAAAGCCGATCTGCAAAAGAAGGTTGGCTATGTAGGTCCTATGGTAGGTGATGTTCCTAGAGAGTTTGGCGAAGGTGATCACTTTGTACAGCTAGCTTATATAACTCCGGATGAAGCCGCTATACTAAAAGAACTAGACTTATACGGCAGTAACCCACCACATACTGGACCTGAGATAGAAAACATACCTAACTATAATGATTTTGGTGAAGGTAGCATGAATGCAAGTGGTTCACAAATGAGCGCTGCAGAAAGAGGAGACGTTAAAGGATCTGGGTTATCTGCATCAGATGTAGCGGGAATACAAGCTGGTTTTGACGCAGCAGCAGGTGGTCAACAGACTTCTCAAGACTTTATGAATAGTAATCAAAATACCAACACAACTTCGACTAATTTTAATATTCATGAGGAAGAGGATCAGACAATAACTCCCACAGTTGATGTTACTCCCGAGGTAAAAGAAGAAAGTTTTTTAGATAAAATTTTTGGAAAAATGTTTACAAAAAAGACAGCAAAACAAAACTTTGTAGATAAAGTTAGTCAGAATCCTAGACTATCAAAGTTTGTTAAAGACACATACGGCATAGAAAGTCTTGATGACATAACCGAGGCACAAGTAAATGAAATAAATGATCTTAACAATCTGTCTTTTAATGAAATACAAGACTATGTTTCAAAACTTACAGGGCAGGCTATAGATGACCCACTTGGTACAGGATATAATGCACTTACAGGATCTGTACTTGGATTTCAAGGGATAGGCACTCTCGGAATGGTGAATGCTATGGCTAATCTGGCTATGCAAAAACCTTCTTTTTCTAAAAATCTAGATAACATGGATGTGTATGGTAATTATATAGGGCCAATGTCAACTAATACGGCTGTTAATCAACAAATTGCGGACATGTACGGTGGTTTAACTGAATCTCAAATGGCGCAAGCTGCTGCTCAAGCAATGACTGAGGCTGAAACAGGTGGTAAGTTCAGTATGGGAGGAGGAAATAAAGACGATGGTGTGTTGAATCAACAACAAAACACAGAGCAACAAACCATACAAAATTACATGGACGGATTAACACAAAGCGAATTAGATAGGTATAATCAGTTAATAGCACAAGGATATAACGACGAATATGCTAGAGCTTATTTAGGAATGCTGTGAAAAAAGAAAAGAAAATCAGCAAAGTAATGCGTGAATACAAAGCTGGAAAACTTAAGTCTGGTAAATCAAATAAAAAAGTGGTAAATAAAAAGCAAGCCATCGCTATCGCATTAAGCGAAGCAGGCGTAAAAAAGAAGAGGAGACGTAAATGATCGAATCAATAAAAGAAAAAATTATGCACTACTGGACAGACCACAAGTGGGTCACTATTGCAGTCGGTGTAGTAGTTGTAGTTCTAATACTAAAAATCATCACATAATCATATGATACTTGACGTAGTCAAACTAGCAATCGGCGCTGGCACACATATAATGAAAAACAGACAGCAGCGTAAAATGCTCGAGTCAGATGCAGCAATGTTGCATGCACAGAAAATGGCTAATGGCGAAGTCGAGTATCAAGCAGCTGTAAGACAGTCAAATGACAAAGGATGGAAAGACGAATTTGTCCTTATCCTCGTAAGTGCCCCAGTGATTTTATTGATATGGAGTGTATTTAGTGATGATCCGCAGATACAAGAGAAATTGCACATGTTCTTTGAACAGTTTAATAATCTCCCTTTCTGGTACCAGACGCTGTTTGTCGGCGTGGTCGCATCGATATACGGACTCAAGGGCGTAGATATATTTAAGAAAAAGTAATTTGACTTAATCATACATTGGGGGGAAAAATGGGGGATAACAATCCTAAGAACCCGCTTGACGAGTTCTGGGAGCAACTAGGAGATAAAAAGAAAAAATATGTCAGAAGCTACAGATCCGATAAACGTAATATACAAAATGCAGAGGGAGATGAAAAATCAACTGGAGACACTAGTTCAAACTCTAGCAAACGGGGGAGTTGACAGTATGGAAGAATACAAATATATAATAGGTAAGATCCATGGGATCGATAACTTAAATCAGGAACTCTCTAACCTGCTAGAACCAAAGGAGCCAGACAAAGATGACCCAAACAATGTCACACGCATTAGAAGCTAAATACGAAAAACAAGATAAAGAAGCTACAGAAAAACCTAGCCAAACAAATTTAGACAAACTACCCGACCCTACCGGTTGGCGTATACTTGTTATGCCTTTTCAAGTTAAAGAAGAAACAAAGGGTGGAATTATTATTGCACAAGAAACATTAGATAGAGCACGAGCAGCGGTACAGGTTGGTTATGTTCTAAAAAAAGGTCCCTTATGTTATGCGGACAAAGAGAGATATCCTACAGGAGCTTGGTGCGAGGAAAAAGATTGGGTGATATTTGCAAGATATGCAGGATCACGCATGGAAATAGATGGTGGAGAAATAAGAATGTTAAACGATGATGAGATACTTGGGACAATAGGGGATCCTAAAGATTTGATTCACGCAATGTAATCATAGGAGGATTATACTATGCAAGAAGATAAAATAGACGTAGGTGAAGATTTAGAACAAGCAACAGAAATTGATCTTGATGCTGCACCGCAAGAAGAACAGCCAGAGGAAAAACCAGAAATAGAAATTTCTGAAGCTCCTGGCATAACAGACACAGAAACAGTAAAGACAGAACAAAAAGAAGAGATGTCTGAGTATTCTGAAGGCGTAAAAAAGAGAATAGCAAAACTTACGCATAAAATGCGAGAGGCTGAAAGACAAAAAGAAGAAGCCATTGAGTACGCTAAAAACCAAAAAACTAATGCTGATAAATATCGAAAAAGATATGAATCTTTAGATGGTGACTACACAAAAGAGTTTGAAAAAAGAGTTACCTCTGGAACTGAAGCTATAAAAACTAAACTTGCTCAAGCCATTGCAGCGGGTGATGTAGAAGCTCAAGTTCAAGCACAATCTGAGTTAGCACAGTTATCAATGGATGCTAGTAGACTAGCTAGAATTAAAGAAATTGATAATAAAGTTGTTACAACAGCTCCAGAAGAACCAGCATCTCCACCCCAACCACAAAGGCAACCTGATCCTAAAGCTGACGCTTGGGCTCAAAAAAACCCTTGGTTTGGCACGGATAATGCTATGACTTACACGGCTTTTGACATTCATAAACAACTTGTAGAACAAGAAGGATTTGACGGAAACTCTGACGATTATTATGCAGAAGTTGATAAGCGAATAAGACTTGAATTCCCACACAAATTCGGTAATAATGAGTCAACTACAGCTGAACCAGTTCAGACTGTCGCTAGTGCCAATCGTCCGGCCGCAAAAGGACGCAGAAAAACTGTGAAGCTCACACCATCACAGGTAGCTATTTCTAAACGATTAGGTGTGCCGCTAGAAGAATATGCGAAACAATTAGCCGCGAAGGAGGTATAAGCATATGGATAATACAACAAACAATAAAAAAACTTCCCGCGCGAGTCAAACTCGGGCTAAAACTGAAAAGCCTAAAGTATGGACTCCACCATCAGCATTAGATGCACCGCCTGCACCCGACGGATATAGGCACAGATGGATTAGAACCGAAAGTATGGGGAACGATGATTCCAAAAATATTACCGGTAAAACTCGATCTGGTTGGGAATTTGTCAGAGCTGACGAATATCCTAACGATGACTACCCGTCAGTAGATTCAGGAAAGTATTCAGGTGTTATAGGAGTTGGTGGCCTTGTGCTGGCAAGGATACCCGAAGAGCTCGCAAAGCAACGAGAGGCATATTATAATCAAATGACTGCCGATCGTAATGAAGCTTTAGATAACGATGTCTTGAAGGAACAGCACCCAAGTATGCCGATCAATCAAGATCGACAGACTCGTGTAACTTTTGGTGGTACAAAGAAATAGCATTTTGATATTTCGACCACTGATATAAACAACCTTTAAGGAGGACAAACATATGGCAAATATAGACGCCGCATTTGGTTTGAACCCAGTTGGAAGTATCAGCGGAGGAGCTAACCAAAAACTCAATGAGTACAAAATTGCATCTAACGAAGCTAATGCAATTTTCCAGGGCGACATGGTACAGCCAGACTCTGGCAATATCCAGCAAGCTGGAACAGGTACGACAAACATTGGTGTTTTTTGGGGTTGTAAATTCGACGACGCAACAACTAACAAACCAACTTTTAAAAACAACTCTGCAGCAAGCGGAAACGGCGCTGTAGCAGACGCATTTGTATATGATGATCCACACCAAGTATTTGAAATACAGGGTGATGGCGCATCTGCACAAACTGACGTTATGCAAACAGCAGACGTAGTCGTGGGCACAGGGTCAACAGTAACGGGTGTAAGTGCAATGGAACTTGATTCTACTGACATTGGTACTGGTGCTAACTTAGTGATTATCGGTTTTTCTGGAAAAACTGGTAGATCAGAAGTTGGATCAGCTAATGCAGTGTACAAAGTTCTAATTAACGAACACTTCTACGCATAATAGCAGGAGGACATAAAAAATGGCTATATCAAGACAACAACTAGCAAAAGAGCTAGAGCCAGGTCTGAATGCATTATTCGGACTTGAGTACAAAAACTACGAGAACCAACACGCAGAAATCTTTGATACAGAAAACAGTGACAGAGCTTTTGAAGAAGAAGTAATGTTATCTGGTTTCGACAAAGCGAATGTTAAGTCAGAGGGATCAGCGGTTGCTTACGATAACGCGCAAGAGACTTTCACTGCAAGATATCAACACGAGACAATTGCTCTCGCGTTCTCAATCACTGAAGAAGCGATTGAAGATAACTTGTACGACAAAATCTCTACTCGTTACACGAAAGCACTAGCTAGATCTATGGCTCAAACTAAGCAAGTCAAAGCTGCTACAATTCTAGACAACGCCTTCACTGCAGGAGCATCTGCAGGTGGAGATGGTGTTGCGCTTTGCTCTGGTAATACTGGAGCAGGTAGAGCAGTTCACCCGACAATTGCAGGAGGATTCACAAACGAATTAACTACTGCAGCTGACTTAAGTGAAACTTCACTAGAACAAGCAGTAATAGACATCGCTAAGATGACTGACGAACGCGGCTTAAAAATTGCAGCGAAAGGGCAGAAGTTAATCATTCACTCTTCGCAACAATTCATAGCTGAAAGAATCATGAAATCTGCTAATCGAGTTGGAACAGCTGACAATGACAT